AAAACACTTTCACTATGAATGGCGCGGATAATATTAAAACACGCGCTATGAATACTGCTCTAGAATTAGTCTAGATAATTTAACCTTGTAAGTTTAGCCATCGCTACTTACAGGGTTTTTTTATGTCCATTACACTTCATAGCCATAACTATAAAGTATAGCCATAGCTACATTCGCCGCCTGCGGCGGCTCTTCCTATGCATACTCTATACACAATGTCAATGCGACAAATTGTCGCAGGCCCTGCGGGCCTACTGTATCTAGTGGCCTCGCTTCGCTCGGCATACTACATCTTGGGGTGCGACAAAATGTCGCAGGCCCTGCGGGCCGATTGGGGTGCGACAAAATGTCGCACCTGCGGTGCTAGATGTAGTGGTCACCCCACCTTGCACCCCCTAAATGTGGTACACGGACTTTTATTTTTTGTAAACCGGCCCTGTTTCAGATAAACGATACCGGCCAAAACCCTACCACCCTATTTTGGGACTCCTAATCCTTGATTATCCCAAAAAAATAATATATAAAAATTCTGCAATGATTAATCAAAGCGAGGCCGAGCTCCAGGAACAGCTACTCCTTGAGCACATCAAAAAGCTCGAAAATGCGGAAAAAGACTTCATTCCGTTTGTGAAGCATGTCTGGCCTGATTTCATATCAGGATATCATCACAAGAAGATCGCCGAGAAGTTCAAGGCGATACGGGATAAGAAACTAAAGCGTCTGATCGTGAACATGCCCCCGAGGCACACGAAATCAGAATTCGCTTCATTCCTGTTTCCAGCGTGGTTAGTGGGCCATGATCCGAAACTCAAGATCATCCAGACCACCCACACCACGGAGCTGGCTGTCCGGTTCGGCCGGAAGATGAAGAACCTGATAGACGACGCCGTCTATCAGCAGGTGTTTGACAAGGTCGCCATTTCCGCCGACTCGAAGGCGGCGGGCCGGTGGGAGACGAATCACGGCGGCGAGTATTTCGCGGCCGGCGTCGGAAGCGCGATCACGGGCCGTGGAGCGGATCTGTTGATCATCGACGACCCCCATTCCGAGCAGGACGCGCTCTCCGAGACGTCACTGGACTCCGCTTATGAATGGTACACATCGGGACCAAGACAGCGTTTGCAGCCGGGAGGCGCCATCGTCATCGTCATGACCCGTTGGTCCGTGAAGGACCTGACGGGAAAACTGATCGATGCGCAATCGAAGGAACCCAAGGCGGACCAGTGGGAGCTGATCGAGTTTCCGGCGATCATGCCGAGCGGCAGGCCCGTGTGGCCGGAGTACTGGGATTTGGACACGCTGACCACGACCAAGGCTTCATTGACCGAGCAGAAGTGGCAGGCGCAGTGGCAGCAGAACCCGACGAGTGAGGAAGGCTCGATCATCAAGAGGGAATGGTGGAAGAAGTGGGAGGAGGACTCGATTCCCGACCTGATCCACGTCATTCAGAGCTATGACACGGCCTACTCCAAGAAGGAGACGGCCGACTACAGCGCGATCACGACCTGGGGCATATTCACGCCCCTGGGCAAGGTGAAGCCCCACATCATACTTCTGGACGCCGAAAGGAACAGATGGGAGTTTACAGAGCTGAAAAAACGTGCTATGGAGAAATACAAGTACTGGGAGCCCGAGACGGTGATCGTGGAAGCGAAAGCCTCTGGACTTCCCTTGACGGATGAGTTAAGATCAACAGGAATTCCCGTCGTGAACTACACCCCCAGCAGGGGGCACGACAAGCACGTGCGGGTCAATTCCGTGGCGCCGATGTTCGAGGCGGGCCAGGTGTGGTACCCGGACGAGCGTTGGGCGGAAGAGGTGATAGAGGAGTGTGCGGCATTTCCCTTTGGCGACCATGACGACTACGTCGATTCAACGACGCAGGCTCTCATGCGATACCGCCAGGGCAACTTCATACAGCTCCCCGATGACTACCACGACGAACCACGGACCATGAAACACAGGGAGTATTACTAATGAGCAATAAAACAGGATCATCAATGATTATGGGTGGCATAGGTAAAAGAATTGAAGACAAAGTTAAGATTAAAGAAATAGACATAGACACGGCACCTAAAAAAATTTTTAAAGGAATAGCCGGTAGACTTGCAAAACGAGGCTACGGCAAAGCTAAAAAACCGTAGATGACTGCTACGACGAACCACGGACCATGAAACAAATGGAGTATTACTGATGGCCGACAAATTGACAAGACGAGGCTTCTTGAAGGGATCGGCGGGACTCGCGTCCCTGCCCATCGTGAAGAAGTGGGGGCTTGACAAGCTCTTCGGCGGAGCGGCGGCGCAGGCGGAGGCGACGTCAAAGCCTTACGCGTGGAGCGAGCTCATCAATCAGGTGGTGTCGAAGGGAACTCCGACGCAGCCTGGAAACATGTGGAACTGGATGAACCTCAGCAGGGGGACGCAGGGATCATGGGCCCTGGACATTGGAAACGGCACCTACATACAGGTGACGCAGCCGGGGTATTCCGAATACACCGGGGGCGGCGACCTGACGACCTACATTGACGTCACGTCAAGCGGGCCGTACGGCGACGAACCCCTTCACAGCATAACGCTCGACACGAACGAGGCGGGAGAAACGATTGGAGAGATCCAGGGGGACATCCGGTGGCATCAGACCGATCCGGACGGCAACGGCACCTTGGAGGCGGACTGGGTTGAGGAATTCCAGGGGGAGAACATCGACCTGGACTCCGCGGAGATGTTTGACGAGATCCTCACGGACGCCATAAAGGCGCCTATAGCGCCGAGAAGGGCGGAGCTGGACCAGAAGAGGCTGCAAACGAACAATCTTCCGGCTACGAGAAAGTCATTGCGGTTGCCCAAGTTATCTGCTATAGCTAAGTTCGCGGCGAAACGGAACTTACCATTGCAGCTATTGCAGATAGCTTCGCAGATGGGGGGCGGTAATTTATTAAACTGGGGGGAACAAGCAATGGAAGAATTACCACAAGCGACACGATTATTAGAGGAACCGGCGATAGAACAAGAGATCGAGCGGCTGCGAGACCCGTTGGAAAAACGCCACGGAGGCGTTGTGTCGATCAACGAGTTAGTGGCGGCATGAGTTACCAGTCAGCCTTTTTCGCACGCACCCCTGACTGGGTCTGCCGATCGGCGGCGCGAGCCGCCGTATCGGCCTAGGAGATAAAATGGCAGGATTTGAATTAGCGTCATCGCGCGGAGGATCAAGCATTTGGGAAGTTTTGCAAGCTGCGGGCTTTGAAGGCAAGACCGCGATGAAGGACTTCAGGGCGAAGATGACCAAGCTTGGCATTCCGAATGACCTGGGACAGAAAAATTCCCAGGCGCTTAAATGGCTCAATAAAAATTCAAAATTAAAATATGTGCCTTTGTCGGATGAATTGTTGGAAGTGGAAAAAAGCATGGGGATCCATGGATCTTCCAAGGCTGATAAGTACTTTAAACGTCCTGAGAGACGAATAACTTTAAGTCAACGATTGTCCAAGGTACAGGAATGGGCGCACGAGAAGTTCGGCAAGAAGACGACCATGCCAAAGCTGGAAGGCATCATAAATAAACTGAAGGACATTCCGCTGATCGCGAAAAAGGGAACGGATTTCTTGATGAAACTTGGATTTAGAATGACTCTTGGTCCGTCGATGATCGGCGCAGACCTGATGACCGAGGAAGCGGCAGGACCGATTGCTGAAATCTTATCCGATAAAAAGGAACCATTAACATACAGAGGAGGAGGCATGGCGGACATAAATGACATGACGAAACCGCTTGGTTATTATCGAGGAGGAGTACCGGCTAGGAGATAAAATGGCAGACCCTTATAGAAAATTACAGAAGCAAATTGCTTCACTTGGACCAGGAACAGAATTTTTAGAATCATTATATAATGATATGATTTCTTCTGGTGAATTAGACCCTAACACCACATATGAAGAATTTGTAGCAATGGATCCTCTTAATACTTTTGATATTGATAGAGAACAAAGAGCTGGAGGCGGCATGATGGACATCAATACAATGACCGCGCCGCTTGGTTATGCGGCAGGCGGACCTATACCCAAAGACAGCGGAGGACTACAACCTCCAACTGGACTTAGTAAATGGTATGCGGATAAATTTCCTGTTGATCCCATTCATCAAATGAAAGAAAATTTAATTGATAAGGGTAAAAGAACAGTTAAAGGCATTGGTGAAGGTCTTAGTGAACTGTTTGGAGCAAAACCTGCTGAAGCAGGAACATTCACTGAGGATCTGGAAATGGAAATTATAAAATTGCAATCTGAAATACAATCATTGCAATTAGACAATTTATTGATGGGCACGGATAATGATAAAGCTATCACATCAAAACAGAATTTATTAGACTACTACATGAGTTTGAAATAATATGGCCATAGAAAAAGTAAACGAAGACATCAGCCTGGAAATCGAACCGAATTCCGAGCAGCAGATTTCACTGCCCGGAATGGAGAACAACGCGATGATGATGGAGGACGGATCGGCGATCGTCAATCCGCTTCCTGACCTGTCGGGCAAGGGCGCGTTCAATTCCAATCTCGCGGACGTTATTCCGGATGATGAATTGCAGAGCCTGTCAAAGGGACTCGTGGGTGACTACGAGGCTGACAAGGACGCGAGGAGCTCATGGCTGAAGACCTATAGTGACGGACTGGATCTTTTGGGATTCAAGTACGAGGACCGGTCAAAACCGTTCGCCGGAGCGACGGGCGTCACGCATCCGCTTCTGGCGGAGACCGTGACCCAGTTCCAGGCGCAGGCCTACAAGGAACTGCTGCCCGCGGAAGGACCCGTCAGGACGCAGATCGTGGGCGAAGTGACGCCGGACGTCGAGCAGCAGTCTCAGCGCGTCAAGGAATTCATGAATTATCAGATCTCCTACGTCATGGAGGAGTATGACCAGGAACTCGATCAGATGCTGTTTCACCTGCCGTTGGCGGGAAGCGCGTTCAGGAAAGTATACTACGACGAAGTCAAGGGACGGGCGGTGTCAAAATTCGTTCCGGCCGAGGACGTTGTCATTCCCTATGTTTCAACCGACATGGAATCATGCGAGCGCATAACCCACGTCGTCAAGATGATGGGCAATGAGCTTCGCAAGAAGCAGGTCGGAGGCATGTACAGGGACATCGACGTCTCGATGCAGCCGTCGGAGCCGAATGAGGCGAAGGAGACATATGACAAATTGGAAGGCGCGGAGAAGACGATCAACGCGGAAGAGATCATTCTGTTGGAATTTCACTGTGACCTGGACATTGTCGGATTTGAAGACACGTTGGAAAACGAGCCGACGGGAATCAAGCTGCCGTACGTTGTCACCATTGACGAAGGATCGGGAAAAGTGCTGTCCGTCTATCGTAATTATGAGGAACAGGATCCGCTTCGAAAAAAGATTTCCTATTTTGTACACTATAAGTTTCTGCCTGGCCTTGGCTTTTACGGCTTTGGCCTTATCCACATGCTCGGAGGTCTCTCAAGAACGGCTACCTCAGCTCTTAGACAGCTTATCGATGCAGGTACGTTGTCCAATCTCCCCGCAGGCTTTAAAGCGAGAGGGCTGCGAGTTCGGGACGATGACCAACCCCTCCAACCGGGAGAATTCAGGGATGTAGACGCGCCTGGAGGCGCGATCCGTGAATCACTGATGCTGATTCCGTACAAGGAACCAAGCGCGACGCTGTTTCAATTGCTGGGATTCGTCGTTGAGGCGGGAAGGCGCTTCGCGTCAATCGCCGATAACAAGATGGGCGAGGGCTCGCAGGCCAACCCCGTGGGCACGACCATGGCGATCATGGAACGCGGAACAAAGGTCATGAACGCGATACACAAGCGATTGCATTACGGGCAAAAAGTTGAATTCAAGCTGCTGGCAAAAGTTCTGGCGCAGAGCCTGCCACCGGAATACCCCTACGCGGTAAAGGGCGGCAACAGGATAATCAAGCAGCAGGATTTCGATGAACGGGTGGACATCCTGCCTGTTTCTGATCCAAACATATTCTCGATGTCACAGCGCGTGACGTTGGCGCAGACGCAGATGCAGATGGCGACGTCCAATCCTCAGATGCACAACATGCACGAGGCTTACTTGAGAATGTACCAGGCGCTTGGCGTAAGGGACATTGACATGATACTTCCTCCCCCGCAGCAACCGCAACCGGAAGATCCTGCCATGGAAAATTCCAAATCTTTGCAAATGATGAAATTACAAGCTTTCCAGGGACAGGGTCACGCTGCGCACATTGACGCCCACCAGGCGTTCATGAGTTCCTTCCTTGTGGCGAACAATCCGCCGACAATGGGCATTCTGCAGGCGCATATTTCCGAGCACATATCGTTCATGGCGCGGGAAGAGGTGATGGCGCAAAATCAGCAGGAAATGCAGGAGCAGGCGGCGCAATTCGGCGGTCAAATACCGCCGGAACTGCAACAACAGTTCCAAATGGAGATTGAAAAGCAGATCGCGCAGCGAATCGTGGAAATTACCGA